TGGTCACATCGTGCGACTGCAGGAACTGGCCTCCCAGGGGGAACATGAACCCCTGGCCCTGGCGGAAGGGGATGTGCGGATAAATCTCATCGTCCTGCTTGAAGCAGTTGATGACGCTCGCCCGGTATTCGGCGGTCTGCGTCTGCCGGTACGCCACCCAGTTGGTCTGCCCCAGCTCGGGGAAGGTGTTGACGTTGGCCAGCGCCCAGTCCGCTGCCAGCGCCTTGGACTGGAACATCACCAGGTCGGGCAGCTCGTAGGGCATCTGCGGCAGATCCTGATTCCCGCTCAGATCCGGCCAGCGCGTCCAGTAGCTGGCGCTGTAGGTCGTGAACTGGACCGGATTGGGGTAGAGTTCGACCACCGGCTGGCCCAGGCTGTTGCGTCCGTAGTTGGCGACGATGTAAGCATCGCCTTGCCCGCCGCGCTGGGGATCGATGGCGTTCAGCTGGGCCTGGGACCAGTAAAGATTAGGTCCGAAGATGGTGTAGCCGTTGTTCTTGTTGGTGATCGACATGTACCTGACGAAGCGCAGGTCCGGCGACAGATTCTGGAAGGGCGGCGGGGCCGGGGGCGCGTAGTAGCACTTGAGCACCTGGTAGGCCGCGCGCGAAACCGTGGCCTCGCCGTAAGGCCGGTCGATGGTGAGCTTGCTCGCGCCGTCCCAGGCGACGATGTTGTAGTTGGGGCCGGTGGGCGTCGAGATTCCGTTGGTCGAACCGACGCGGATCTGACGCCCGACGCCCAGAGTGGGGGAGGCCAGCGGCGGGTTGGCCGTGGCCACGGCATTGAAGGCCGCCGCCGCCGAGGCGTCGGCCACGATCTGGGTGGAGCCGAAGGTCGCCGAGACCGATCCGCCGGTGATCCCGTAGGGCACGAACAGCTGCGCGTCGGCCACGAACTGGAACGACCACAGCCGCGAATCGCGGATGCGCGCCCAGCTGCGGTTGATCAACTGCTGCGCGTGCAGCGCGCTCATGCGCGGCACCGTGCCCACCAGCTCCGCCGTCATCGTTGTAAAATCAGCAGACATGTTCGCTAAAACCTGCCCCAATTGCGGTCGCGGCTTTACGCATAGTAAATCGCGAATCGTCTGTTGCAGCATATCTTGCGCGGCACTGCGAAGAACTAAAACTAATCCTGATGCGGCCCATTTGCTGGGCAATCACCCGGATTTTATATTTGGCCGGACGTGCGTCTCCTGCGGCAAATCTTTCGAGTCCCGCGCCGCTCTTCGCAAGATGTGCTCTCAATGCTGCGCGGCGCGGAAATGCGTACAATGCGGCAGGCCCCTTCCGCTCAATGCTCCCCTGCATAGAATCTGTTGCTCGCGAACATGCGCCGACCAACGCAAGATCAAAGACGGACCTAAGAGAAACGGCCATCGACGCGCATACATAGAATGGAGGCGTGCAGTCCTCGAGCGAGATCAATTCACTTGCCAGAACTGCCGCCGATCTGTCAGATCTCTTTGTGCCCACCATATTATTCCCTGGTTAAAAGACAAAGAGAAACGCTATGTCGTTTCCAATGGGCTAACCCTTTGCAGGTCATGTCACATAAAAGAACATTCTGATGAGACGCATGCCATCCAATGAAGGAAGCCACGCGCCTAGCTTCACCGCCCGATGACCAGGAGCCGGATGGTAGATCCGCTCAGATTCGTGCCCCCGGTAGCCTGCGCTCCGGTGGAGGAGACGATCCAGGCCAGACACACCCCGCGCATCGGATTCCCCGGGCTGAAGTGGTCGGGATAGACTTCCGCGAAATACAGGCCGTCGTTGGAGCCCATGGATATGGCGAAATCGATCTCCTGCAGTCCGCAGTCCGCCGCCGAGATTTCCTGTCCGCCGCTGGCTCCTCCGGGCGCTCCTACGAAGAACGGGTAGCTGGTGGGCCCGGTGACGTCGACCACCGACCAGGGCCCGTCTCCCGGCACCTTGGGGTAGCTGAAGCGCGACATTACGACAGCAGGCATCTAGTATCTCCGTCCCCCGCGACGGCTGCCGACGCGCATACCGGGCAGGCCGCGTTTGGAGCGCTTCACCCCGCCGCGCGTAAATCCGATCTTAGTGACTTTCCGCGCCATGATTCCTCCTAGTAGTTGAAGCCCGCCATTATATTGAGCAGCACCGGCGAAACCGCGCCTGCGACGCCTGCGGTCAATTCAGCAGTACCCAGGTAGGTGTTGTCCATCACCGTGGCGACCGCTGCCTGATTGCCGGACGCCTTCAGCATCGTGCCGATCGCTGCAGCGGCGCTGAATGACACCTCGGCGATCCCCGCGATCTGAATGAAATCCCAGTTGCCAGCAGTGGTGGCGTTGATGGTGACTCCGGCCACTCCGTTGGTGCTGGCAGCCGGGTCATCGGTGACGACGTAGTGCAGGATATCGGACCAGTACACGATCTGGCCGCGTGCGTTGGCGGTGGGCGCATTGGCGGCGAACTGCACGTACATGTAAACGCCGCCGTAGAGCGGGCCCACCGCCGGATCGGCGAACATGGTAGCGAAGGGGTCGGTGATGGTCAGCTTGCCGCCCTCGAAGCCCGCGTAAGGCTGCACGATGGAGCCCGAGACCTGCGCGGTCGAGACCGGCGCACCAGGCGCAGGATCGCCCTTGCGGTTCAGCTGATTGAGATACGTGGTGGTGATGCGCGGCGACTGGTTCTGTCCGAAAAAGGCCGTTCCGCCTACTGGCATAGCTTCCTCCTCAAGAGTTCACTCCGTAGAGCTGCGTGTTCGACCACGGCGCGACGCATTCCAGATTGACCGCCGCCTTGAGCTGGCTCGCCACGCGCGTGTTGTCGGGCGCGCGGATAAAATCCGTGGGGTTGAAGCCGAACTCGACGTCGTTGGACACGCGGAATTTCCAACGGCTGGTGTTGAAGAAAACTCCGACCTCGCCCACCACCAGGCTGGTCACGCTCGACGGCGGGAAGTTGTTGGCCGGAACCGCCGGTGCGGTGTAGGGGATGGTGCCGGTGAGATTGTTGCCCAGGCCGCCGTTGGCGGGATCGCTGTAGGGGAAGCCCAGGGCGGACGGGAAGTAGTCGTCCATCATCACGACGGAGTTTTTGAATCTAAATCCCACCGCCCCGAAATAGGGGTCTTTGACGCTGGCGCTGTCCTGGCCGAAGCGCTGTTGCGGCTGAATGCGGTTTTCAACAAAAGAAACGAACGGCTTGTTGGCGCAGAACAAATCCGGCTCGTCCGTGCCTCGTTTCGCCAGATTATACGCTGCGTTGAAAACAGGGTAGGTGATAGTCCCTGCGGTGCCGTCGGCTTTGCCTGCCCAGTAGACATTTCCATTAAGCGCTTTGCGAACGTTCCCGTTGCGTAAAGCTGTGCCGTACGTAGTGTAGACATTGCCATCCCAGGATGGCACGAAGCCGTCATTGATGGCTTCGGTCCAGCCGTTGATGTTGATCGTGCGGGGAGCGATCTGGCCGTTCTGCTGAATGTCCAGGGCCATGATGGCGCTGATGGTCTGGTAGGCGTTGGCCATGTCGGTCTCGAGTAGCGAGAAGACCGCCAGGTCGCCCGTGTTCAGCACGGAGATGTCCTCCAGGTACTCGATAATCATCACCACGTAATACCTGGGATCAAACACGGTCGAGCCCAGGGTCTGCGGCTTGGTGAGGTTAAACCCGCCGATGCCTTTGGCGTACGCGCCGCCGTTCAGCGGGTTGTACAGAAACACGTTGCGGGTGAACGCGCCGCCGGTAAAGGGCACGAGGCATTTAGCGCGGAGGTGCGCTTGGAGAACGCTGGCCAGGAAAAAATTGTCTTCGATGGCCGCGTCGTTGATTTCCGGCAATGTGGTCGTGTTGATCTCATCGAGTAATGGGTCCGCCAAGGGAACCTCCTTCCTTCACTTAAGCCGCCTTCCCGCCGCCCGCCTTGCGTTCGTCGGGAGCGCCCATGGGAACGCCAGCGGCGCGCCGTTCCAGATGTCTCCGGCTGGCGCGCTCCGCGCCCGAAACGGCCTGGCGCTCAGAGGCGCTCGGAGTCTCGCGCAGTTTGGGAGCGGCCAGCGGCTCGGTCCCTTCATGCACCTTGAACTTGTGCCCGAAGATCTGCGACGTGCGCAGTCCCTGCTGATCCGGCCCCAGGGGATGCACGCCCGCCAGGGCGGCTTCGCTGATCTTGGCCGCCTGCTCGGCGTCCCACTTGGCCCGCAGCTCCTTCGACAGGCTGTCGTCGTGATGTTTCTGCCGCAGCGCGGAGGCGTCGTACTTCTCCTCCCAGAGCGCTTTGAGCGAGATCGGCTTCCCGGCGCGGCTTCTCCGGTCGGCTTCGTTCAACAGCTCCTGGGACTCTTTGGCGCTGAGGCGTTTGCCGGTCAGCTCGCGGTGCTCGTCGCGGATGTCACTCCAGACGATGTCGAGCTGCGCCATGCCGCCCAGCTCAGGCACCAGCTTCTCGGCGATGTACTTGCTGATGTCGTCGCGGAATTCTTTCTTGAAATCCGCGAGCCTGGTGTCGATATCGGTAGAAGTGTCCACGGGCCTCCTGGACTGAAAAGTTTCGATCTGGTCGGGAATATTGGGGATGTCATCGTCGGAGAGCTGGTAAACCTCCTTGATGTGCTTCAGCCGCGCATTGGACTGGGCCACGCTGATCTTGTGACCGGCCAGATCTTTCAGCACTTTGGCCTTCTCCACTTCGGCGGCTTCAAGCATCTGCCGGTACTGCTCCACCTGCCCCTCGAGCTGCTTGGCCTGGCCTTCCATGGTTTGCCGGTCGCTGGCCAGGGCCTGGGTCTTGGTAGTGTAGTCCCGGTTGCGCATGAAGCCGCCCAGGAACTTGGTGGCCAGATCGTCGCTGGCCAATAGCTTCTGCTCCAAGATGGCGTAGAGTTCTCCATCCTCGCCCACGGCTTCGCGGATAGTCGACTTCAAGGTCTCCCGATCAACAGGCATTCGTTCTCCCTTGTCAGCCGGTTTCCCGGTTGCTGACTTCGGCGGACCAGGGACGCCCAGGCTTGTTCCCGCCTTATCCGCCGAGGGCGGGGGCCGGAGGCTCAGGCTGTCCGGGGTTCACCATGATCTGCCGTAACGCGGCGCGGAGGGCTTCAGTGGCATCGCGCAGACCGGCCTGGGCCCGCCTGAGAGCGGGGGCCGCAGCCGGAAATTGGCTGGCCATCTGCCCGAGCATCATCTCGGTCTGCATGACTTGCTGAAGTCCCTGCCCCAGCATGGCGCTCATCCCGCCGCCGGGACCGCCGCCTTCGGCGGTCGCGGCTTCTTCGGGCGAGCCTCCCGCGCCAGCCGTCCCGGCCAATGTCGCCGGTCCAGGCGCAGTTCCTGCGGGACCAGGCGTTGGCGTGTCGTCGGGGGACCGGAGTCCGGGAGGTGCCATGCGTTTCGAAAAATCCTTGCCGATTGGTTACGGGCTCAAGTTAAAGTTCCGGGGGCCGCGCGGCGCGACCCCCTCAAAAAAAAACGGAACCTACCGTTTCTTGCGACGACCACCACGGTGACGTCCTCTCCGTGCCATATGGCTTCTCCTTTCTTCCGACCGCTGGCCTTGCTGCCAGCTATCGTTACTCGGAGCCGAAAACACGCCCCCACAAGACAAAGGCCCGCTGCCTTTCCGATGGCGAAACCGGAAGGGCAACGGGCCTTAGCTTGCCGAAAAAACTCCGGAGCGGGTTTACCGTTTCCTAAGGAGGACTATACGGGCCGGATCAGGGGATTGTCAAGATTTGCTGCGCTGCGAGGTCTTCCACTCCGCCATGCCGTTGGGCCTGCCCTCGGAGAAATGAATGGTCAGCGCCCCGGTGCCCTGCAGGCGGCGGATCTGGTCCATGGCTTCCCGGATGCCGGTCACCTCGAAGCGCACGCTCTCCTGGGTTTCCGCGCGGGCTCCCGGCATACCCGCCAGCGAGCGCAGCAAACCGTTAAGATCGACGTTTCGACTGCGCACGGCGAGCCTGGCGTTTGAGGACTCCGCTGGCCATGCGGATGGCCTGTCCGGCCGGTATTCCGCGCCCCTCCGCCGATTCGCGAATGTGCTCCCATTGGCGGCGCTTCTTGGGCGTGTTGGCTTTTCGGGTGTGTTTCTGCGCTGGCATTAGTGTTTACTCTCCCTCACGATCGGGCGCACGCCGCCCTTGTTTTCCAGCGTGGGCGTGGTCTGCGCCGTGGGCGGCCTGCCCGTCTTGCGGCCTCCCGCGCCGCCCTGCTGGCCGCCGCCCAAGGACTGCTGGATTCGGGCCTGCATCTGCATCCAGGCCAGCCAGCGCTCCAGGATGGTTTGCGCCTTGCGCAGCTCGCCTGAATTGGGATCGGGGATGGTGGGCACCTCGCCGAAATTTTTGATGTCGAACAGCTCGGCCAGCGTCCACGGGTCGAGCGGGAACCCTCTCGACTGCAGCTGGATGTAGAACAGCTTGCGCGAGACCGAGTTGAACTCATGCAGCGAATAGGGCGTGACCGTGAAGCTGAAATTATCCTTGTGCCAGCGGGCCCGCTCGAACTGGGGCACGATCTCCCCCCGCGCAAAGTACGCTTCCCACTCCTCCGGAGCCCCGAATTTACGGCGCATTTCGACACTCTTCATGTCCGGGCCGCCAGCGCTCTTCCAGGCTTCTTCGTCGGCATAGGGAATGAGCGTGCCGGGGCGGTAATCGTAATCCTCTTCGGCCAGGCCCTCGGGACCGAGGATCTGCATGCGCTTGGCGGCGGTGTAGAACTGGAAGAAGCAGCTCTTCCACTGCTCTCCCAGGCTGCGTACCGACTCCTCCATGTTGCGGCTCTGGTCCTTGATGAGCGGCCCCAGCTGCTCGAGAAGCTTCTCCACGCTGTCGCCAGAAGGGAGCTGGCGCGCGCGCGCCATGGCACTGGCGTCGGCGATGCCCATCTGCTCTTTCATCATGCCGGTGAGCATCTGCTGCGCCTGCAGGTAATGGGCGGGATACTCGTACCACTGATAGGGCAATAGCGGCCCCATCTGCTGCGCCAGGGGCACCAGCGAAAGATCGAGCCCCACGACCTGATTGGGAATGCGGGTGTTGATGGTTTGCGCCAGCGCCGCCGCCTGCGAGTTGCGGTCGAAGGCGCGCGGCGGCGAGAGGCGCGCGTTCATGGCATCCACCATGCCGCGCCACATGTCGATCGAGGCACGCTCGAGCGACTGGCCGTAGCGCGTGATGGGGAAGCCCAGGAAATTCCAGGCCCAGTCGTCGGCGCGCAGCTGCGCCAGCGGCACCTTGGCGTGCCACCAGGGCGAGGCCTGACAGGTGGGATCGGGATTCACGATCACGCCCAGCATGTCGGTCCCGATCGCGACCACCAGCCGCCGGTTGGGATAGAGCAGGCAGTCCTCGCGCGTGGCCTTCTTGAACTTTCCCTCTCCCAGCGGGATCTCCTGGCCCACGAAAGGCACCTCGTAGCTCCAGCTGGTGCCGTACAGGCCATCGGGGCCGCGCATCTTGACAGGCTCGCCCGTGTCGTTATAGCTTTCCTGGTCGTCGACGTAGATGTAATAAACGTCGACCATGGCCCAGGGCGCGGCTTCACGCTCGTAGCGCGCGCCCGGGCCGAAACGCTTCAAAACCGCAGAGGCGAACTTGACCGCCTGGCTGATGACCACGCCATGGCCCGCGCGGGCGTCGCGCGCGGGCTTGATCTGATCCACGTAGAGCGGAAACAGCCGCCAGGCCTCATGCACGGGCGTCTCGACTCTGAGCGCCACGGCGTAGGCCTTCTGCAGATCGTGCTGGCGGCCCATGCCCACCGGCAGCACGTCCAGGGGGCCGTAAGCGTCCCAGACGATATCGCCCTTGCCCTTGTACCAGTAGTTGGGATCGTAGCGCGTGCCCACATAGCCGGTCCCGGCGATCTCGGCGTACTGCCAGGCCTTGCGCAGTCTCCTATCCGCGAAAGTCATGGACTGCCAGGCCATGAAGGACTTGTTGAGAATGCCCTCCTGGCGCTTGAACTCCTCCATGGTCGATTTGAATGCGGGGATGATGCGGATGTTGGTTTGCGCCGCGATCAGCTCTTTGGCGTTGCGGACGGTCTGATCCGTGCGCATCTTGGAAAGCGTGCCGATGGGCGTCGACTGCGTCTCGCCGTTGACCAGGTCGAGTCCATCCTGGATAAAGGGATAGGCCGGCTGCAGGCGCAGATAGGAGCGGCCATCGCTGACGACGTCCTTGGCCCAGGCGAGCAAGGAGTCGGCGGTCGCGATCTCGCGGTTCGCCGCGCCGGAATCGTCTTCAAAGGGCGCGGGACAAAGATACGCCGAATCCACTCCCGGCATACAGTGATTCTAACCGTGGTCCCGCAATTTCAGGATTTACGTTCGCGCCAGCCGGTCTCGGGGCCGCTGTAGGAATTGCGGTGCCCGCCATCGAAGCTGAACACCTGGATGTGAAAGTGCGGATCGAGATGGCGCTGGCCGCTCCGCTTTTGGTCCCGGCGGCGGTCGGCCCACTGGCGGGCCGCACGCTGCAAGGCTTCGGCGCGCGCGTTGCCGCGTATGTAGAACTTCGATCCATCGGCGCGCATCACCCAGCCGCGCGCGTCCTCCTCGCTGCGCCGGTCCTTGACGCCCGCGTCGTCGAGAGCCTGGCGCAGGTCGCGCGCCTGCTCCATCTTGCGGCGCTCGATCGAGTTCACGCGCGCCACGAACTTGTCGGCCTGGGGCAAATCGGTGATCTCCACGCGGTGATATCCCGGGGGGCACGGTTCATCGGCCTGCCCGGGGTAGGAATACCGGTCGGGGTCCTGGTCGGCCTGCCACACCACGATCGGCTCGAAGCGCCGCGCCTGGCGCTCGCGGAGCGGTTGATGCCCACCGGGAGATCCACACATCGGCCAATCACCGATATGGAGTTCTAGCCCACAAACGGGACAGATGGTTGCTGGCATGTAGCTATCTTCTTCCTGTAAAGCTTTACGGGCATTGAGAAAGCCTGTTCGACCGTCATCCCTTTCTTGTATATTCGATCCTTTATGGTTTCACGATTGAGACCAAGTTCCCTAGACCACGCCCGCAGAGGCAAAGTTCGACCATTAAATGTCAAATTGTGGTTGCTTCGCTTGTTGTGCGCTTGCTCAGAATCTGTTGACCAGCGACAATTATCAGGCTTATATGGGCCATTCGTGTCTTTACGGTCAATACTGAGACTGTCTTGATATCCGCTCCTCAACGCCCAGTCTGCGAAGTTCTCGAAAACCATCCATTCAGGGCAAATTGTAATACCTCTTCCGCCATAATCTCGATAATGTAAGTGGGTCTCGAGTAAACACCGCTTTTTCATGGATCTCCAGATCCCATACAGACGAGTACGGGCCATGCCGTGCTTTACCGAGAACTTACCCATGGCGTCATCATCGCTCACTTCTGCCTTTTCACATCCGCGATTTTGGTGCCGCTGTATTTATTGCGGATCAAGCTCCAGAAGACCGTCCCTCCGCCCCCGGCCTGCGCCAGTCTGGTGAAATCCTCCAGGGATACGCCGGGGTACTGATAGACCGTCCCGTTCAAAAACTGGACCGTCAAGGTCTGGCTCGCTCCGTCGTAGTCATACGACTGCAGGTGGCTCGACTGTGCTACTGGCATGCGACCAGTTTAATACTCGCGATTGTCGTAAATTCCCGTATCGCTGCGCTCCTGATAGGAGTAAACCCACTGCGCGTATTGACGCTTGGGCTCGGCACGGGCCAGCGGGTTGCGTCCGCTATAGGCGGCGATCTTGGCGCTGCGGAAATAATCGGCGTCCCACTTGTAGAGCGAGACCAGGATGAAGCCGAAGGCCATGATGCGGTCGTCGAAGCCGCCATAGCCCGCCTTGAGCGACTGCACGAACTGATCGCCCTGAAGCGAGGCCATCTCCTGCACGAAGAAGGGGCTGGCGATTTCGATGTCGCCATCGCGCAGCATCTTCACCAGCATCTCGATCATCCCGTCCCGGAACCAGCTGGTGGTGTAAACGCCGATCTTGTGGAAGTGGGAAAGCTTGGGTGTCCGGTTGTCCAGCTGCTTGTCATTCCAGGGATGGAAATTGTGCCAGCCCATCTGCCGGATTAAATTCTGCGCCATATCGCCGTGACCCTTGCACTCGATGGCCATGCGCGGCTGCTGCTCCATGCCGGTCGCATCCGGCACCGAGTAGAGCGTGCCCAGGGCGAGGGCGAAGGGCCAGCTGTCGAGCGCATTCATCTTGCCCGAGGCGTATTCGAAGACCTGTTTCGTGGGCCCGTTGATCGAGCCCTTGCGCAGGCCTTCGAGCACGGTGCGGTCTTTCTCGATGCCGTCGCTCGTGTCCATGCCGATGCCGTAGGTCTCGCCCGGGACGGGCATCTCCCAAACGTAGATTTTGTCCACGCCGCTTTCGAGCGGCCAGCCGTCGAAGCGCAGCGGCACCAGCTCGAACTGGATGGGATAGCTGGTGGTACGCTCGCAGCGTACGGTGATCGACGGCAGGTTGGGGTTGCGCAGCAGCTCGGGCGGCTGCAGGCGCGGGTTGACCACCTCGGCGGCCCCCACCAGGCCGTACGCGCCCAGCAGCTCCTGGCCGTGCGCGTTGTCGCGATAGAAGACCAGAGTGTCGTTATCGAACACGCTGATCGAGGTGGATTGAAAGGCCTCGTCGTCGTTGGCGGGCATTTCCTGCAGAAACTTATTCAACCGGCGCTCGCGGATGGCGGCGTCGCGCTCGCACTCGTAATACCAGATCTGCTCGAGCGGCATCTTCCAGTCGCGGCCCAGGCGCTGGTAGAGATACTCCGTCTGGCGCACGTACTGCTCCGCGCCTTCGGCGTGCGCGGCGGCCCACGGCAGCATGCGCGTCGAGTAGTCCGGTGGCACCGGATGCGCCCGCAGCCAGTGCGATTTGGGGTAGAGGCCGCCCACGAACCAGGGGAGGAAGAGCGGGCGCAGGCGGCTGCGGCGCTCGGGCCATCCGGCCTTGGCCGATTTCCATTTGTCATGCCACCAGTTGTTCATCCCCTTGGCGGTAGACTCGAGCACCAGGAAGGTCTGCGGCGAGTCGTGCATGGCCCGCAGCAGGGCAGAGTCGATCAGGTCGCTCACCTTGAACTCATCAAACTCCGAAAGTTCCGAAATGTGCGCCTTGGTCGGGGTGGTGCCGCGCGCGATGCCGGTCGATTGCTGCCCGTGCTGCAAGGTCAATGCAGAGCCGTTCAACAGCTCCAGGAATTTATTTTCGCGGCGGTATTTCTCCCCGGGCCGCATCCAGAACGGCAGGCGGTACAAAACGAAATCCAGCATGTCGAACAGCAGGCCGGTCTTGTCTTCGGTCGAAGACGCGAGGAAGGCATTCGTGTGCGCGAAAAACAGCACGGCATGCAGCAGGATTTCCGAGATGATGCGCGAAAGGCCCAGCTGGCGCGCCTTGAGGACGATCAGCATGAGGGCTATTTCCTCGCCCTGCATCTCGGCCAGAATGGACAGAAAAATCTGCTGGCTGATCCACGGGTCCATGCGCACCACGCGGTCCTCGTCGCTTTTGATCCAGCAATACCGGGAAGCGAAATAGTGGAAGTCAGCGCGGCAGAGAATCATCTCGTTGCGGATCAGCCGCACTTCGTCGGGCTCAAGCGTCTCGCGCCAGTCTTTGCCGGGAGCGCGCAGGTTGACCAGCGCGCCGTTTTCGTCGGGCTCGACCAGCGAGTTGAAGTGCGCGGCAATGCGCTCGGCCTCGATCACGCTGTGGTATTCAGGCTCGAAATTTCCCGGGTGAGCGGCCCAGCGGGCGAGCGTGGCCTGAATGATCCTAGGATGAAACATCCTCCTCGCCTTTCACCAGGAAGGGCGTTTCCAGATCACGCGACATCTCGATGATCTCTTCATCGAAGCTCTTCAGGCGCGTGCGCCCCTGGGCGAGATCGGGCAGGCTCACTTCGCCCGAGTGCGCCTGCGGCGCGTTGAAAATATTTATACTCGCGCCCTTCTTGTCGGGCAGCGATCCGGTGAGCCGGAAGAACAGCTCGCGATCGCGGTAGTTGTCCGGCTTCTTGGCGAGGCGCGCCGTCTCCATCAGGACTTCCGGATGGGCGATGGAGCTTACCATCGAGCTTTCGGCGGCCTTGGCCTCCCAGATGGCGCGGCAGACCGCGCCCACCAGCTCGCCCGGGGAAACGTCGGCCAGCTCGCAGAGCTGCTCCGGCCACGAGTGGATTTTGTCGCGCGGGGCGAGCGCCTCATAGCAGGCGCGGTAGCGGATCATGGCAGTGTCGCCTTTGCGCGCCGCCAGGTCCACGTACTCGATGTAATTGCGCCACCCGGGTTTGATATGGCGGAAGGCCATCGACAGCGGGCTGCGGCTGGCCAGGGCCAGCTTCGGGAACTTGGCCTCGACCACGTTCAGCGGCGGCGGCGGCAGCTTGGGCTGATTCTCAAACGGGTCCTCGGACGGCGGCAAAGACCGCTGCCCAGTCGGGCGCTTGCCAGTCTTGTCCATTGAGACTCCTTTGTTCCTCCTCCCAGGCGGCCAGCTCGCGCGCGAAGGCCTCCGATCCCGGCACCACGCGATAGCGTTCGGCGAAGGCCAGCTGCTCCTGGGCTATGCGCTCCTGATCTTCCGGGGTCACGATATGCAGATCGTCGAGCGTGGCCTGATGCACCTCGACCTCCGCCGCCGGAGGCGGAAACGCCAGCTTCTCCAGCAGAAAGACGATCTTCTCCAGCGCGTCCGCCGCGCGACTGAGATCGACATGCAGTTCAACGAGGGTCATCGGCAAGCACAAACTTGGGTTCGCTGGCTCCGGGCTTCCAGCCGGGGTTTCGGGAGGCCACCTGGTTTTCCAGATCCGTGAGACGGCGGTTGATGCCGTCGAAGATGGCGTCGAACTCCGTGCGGCTGATGACCATCTCCACGTCCTCGGGCCGTACGGCGTGGGCCAGCAGGGGCGATCCCTGGAAGTGGAAGCAATAGAGATCCAGCTGCCCGCCCGGGTACTGTCGGATGACCATGGCCGGAATCACGCGCTCCTGGCCTTCGGATTCGCGAGAGCCGGGAGCCACGACGCGTACGATCGCGCCGACTTCGATCAGCTGCGCAGCCATTTACTTTTTCCCCCCTCCGAAATGCCAGGCGTCGCGGTTCATCTGGTTCAGGCGCAGGCCGGCGGGCCCCTGGTCGATCTTGGCCACGGTGGCGTGAGAGGAGGTAGGCATGCCATCGATCATGCCGGACCCGGTACGGCTGATTTTGAGCCCGGGCAGGCCTTCGACTTCGCGGCCATCGAGCGCCTGCACTCCCGAGCCGTCATGCGCCGTCGGGGCATACTGATCGCTGACGGCCACCTGGCCGCCCACTTCGCGCGGCCCGCGCGCCGGGTGCGATACCGGCAGGCCGTGCCGCTCGCGGATCTGATCCGGCGGATGGCCCGCGCCCGGTGCCGTCGAATCCACCGACTCGGCGGTGATGGTGTCGGCCAGAACCGGCTCGTCGAACACGACGGTAAGAGTATCGCCGATGTGGAGAGTTTCGGGCGAAGGCTGATCGGCCCAGATTTCCAGCTTCACCGAAAGCGTCATACGCACGCGCGGCAGGGTGATGTGCCGCTGGAAGTAGGGAACGGCCTTCAGGACCTGTTCGAAGCGGTTCTCTAAGACATGCGCCACTTCCGAGCCGTCCAGCTCGTTATAGGTAAGCATTGCGGGGAGCGGCATAGCACCAGCATACGCTCATCCGCGCACCAGACGGACGGTAATAGTCGCAACGCAGCCCACGGCTCCCGAGGCGCAGGGCGGAGGACCCAGGGCGTTGCCCGCGACGCACGGCGGGCCCGCCAGGAAGCGCAGGCCCACGGTGCCTTCACAGACGAAGACCAGGTTGTCGGCGGCGTAGGGCGGCAGCATCTCGGAGTTGGGATCGTTGACCGCCGGATCGGCGTCCGCGCGGAAGTAAACCGTGCAGGGCCCCAGATTGAAAATGTCCAGGTAATAGGGCCCTGCATAGGGAGTAACCAGAGTGTAGATGTTATTGTCCGACAGCGTAACCGTGTTGTAGGTCGTGACCGTGATGGTCTGCGCCGCACGGGGAGCAGCGGACGTGGTGGTAGTGCCGCCACAAGGCGTACTGGTTTTGGCTGCGGCCACTTTCCCCTTGCCTTACTTCGGTGTGGTCGATGCCGGGGTCGATGCCGGGGTCGGGGTAGCGGGCGGACCACCGGTGGGCGGAGGCGTGCCCGGAGGCAGCGGCGGCACCGTCCAGTTGGGTGGCGGAACCACAACCCAGCCATAGCCGGGAACGTATTTGAGCGACCAGCCCGCACCGCCAATCGGAAACTCGGGCAGGTTGGGAGGCAGCGGCGTAGTCGGCGGTATCACGATGGGATGCTCCGGGTGCTCCTCACCGCCAGGAGGCTTCGGCAACCAGCCGGGGCCGCCACCGATCACGGGAGGCGGAGTCGGCAGCCAGCCGGGTCCGCCACCGACCACGGGCGGGGGCTGCGGGAGCCAGCCGGGTCCGCCACCGACCACGGGAGGCCAGAGGCCGGGAGGAGTGCCGCCGC